CCAAACTCAACTTCAAGTATACCGTCACTTCTGAACCTAGATACAAATCTTCTAGGCACTTGAAGCTTTTGAATCATATATGGTACCTGATTTGAATATTGATACAAACTAGGATAGTTAGCAGCCGTATTCTGAACTGGTTTTAATATATAATCTTGTGCTAAATACGGTACTTCATACCATGTATTTCCGCTTGAATCTTTAGCGTCTAATATCGATATTATTGAAGTATCTTGTATAGTGATTGTAGCAAACCTTTGAGCATTGCTGAATGTAAAGTCTTGTGTTTTAACCTGTCCTGATATTGCTTGAACAGTTTTTTTCAACAAGTAGCTTGTAGGTACATTAGACCCATTAACTGCGTAAACTTCTACTGTTGTTGGATCATATGATGATGAGGTTGCAAAATCTACTTTTTGAGGAACGTAAAATAATGTTGAGCTATTAACACTAGACTTTACTTGCATTCCTTGTAAAAGGGTCATAGCATAGCTAAAGTCCGGAGTTGTATTAGGTCCTGAGGTTACAGAAGGAACTTGTTGATATACGTCTAAATTAACAATAGCGGCTGAACTTATCTTAGGTCTGTAACCTAACATATAAGCTAATGTATACAGATTGTTCTTCTGTTTTGCGTACTGTAAAAATGTCTCTTGAAGTTGATTGTCTAAATAGAACGATAAAACATCTCCAACATAGCTAGCCATCTCAATGAACATACTTCCTGGACTAGCTTGACTAAAGTCATTATACACAGTTGGATAATACGATTTGGCATATTCAATCAAATCTGCTTTAAATGAACTAAAATCCTTATTTAAATACTTTATATCAATCTGATTAGCCATTTTACATATTTTGTATAGTCAATATAACCGAATCGTTTTCGTTTGATCTTAATAGCTTATAACTAAATTTTATGTTTATTGAATTATAATCTGGGTTACCTATTATATCTAATGTCGTTATTTGAATCTGAGGAAACTGATTTTCAATCTGAGTCCTTATAGATTGCTTCATATCTTCAAAAGTGTACTGATCTATTTGTTCAAACAACCTAGCTCTTAATCCAGCACCAAAGTTAGGATTAAAAGGTAGTTCTCTAGGATCAGTTAATAAATAGTTTATTATATTATATTTTAACTGGTCTTTTGTAGTATATACTGAAGTAAAAACACTCTGAGCCTGAAATGGTATTTTAACTCCAATTGCTGTTGAAGGTTTAAGGTCTAGTGGCGATATCTTTTTTAATCCGTATGCCATTAGATTTCACCTCTCGCTTTTAGTTTAGACATAAGACCAGTAAAGTCTGGAACCTCATTTATTTGAACAGCATCTATATTTGAACTAGGTCTAGCTGTTCCTAACATACCTTCTACACTACCTACTTTTACTTCTTTAGGTTGAAATGCAAGACCTGGATGGACATTATCTGTTGTCATATTAAAGTCTTCATTTAACATACTTTGAGCAGTATCATTTAAGAATGCTGCTAAAGGATTATTTCCTGCAAACTTAACAGGCTTTGGTACAGAAGTGTTCAATGTACCTGGTATCTTAGATTTAACCTGCTCTTGTAAACTCTTTTTAGGGTCTGATATAACAGGAGATTTTACTTCCTTTAATATTTTAGGAAGCTCCTCTTTAAGAACTGCTCTGAGTTCTTCTCTGATTAACTTTCTAAGTGCATCTACTTGTCCCATATCTTATAAATATTATTTTAATACTTTTTTATTTCGTTTGTTTATCTAGTATTTTTCTTTTTAGCATCTGGATCAGGTCCTGATAATTTGTCTGCAACATTAATTATTGATGCAGAATATTTGCCATTAGGATCTGAATCACTTAATTCTTGTTTAAACTCTTGACTACGTTTTTGCATTTTCTTTCTAACTCTTTTTCTCAATGCTTTACCACCAGCTAAGTTATCTACAAATTCAGTTAGTCCTAATTCAGTATCTAACCCACTATTAAAATCAGCTTCTGTTATAGATGTTTCTATCTCTTGTATATTAATATCCCCTTCTTCTAAATAGTTTAACGATTCTGTTAATATCTGTATCTGGTCAGGAGTTAGTGATTGCAAATCAGAATCAACAAAACCATTTGATACTAATAATACTTTTACCTCATTTATTATTATCTGATCTAGTGATGCAAATGTAGGAGTTGACTGAACAACGACAGTATTTTCAGGGCTTATTCCTACACCATATCTTCTCTTTAAATTTATACCTTCATCAGTAACTTCTTCAGTAATTATCTCTATTGTGTACTTACCAAACTTCTTATTAACTTGATTAGCGTTATTATTATATATGTCTATAAAAGACTGCAGTTCATTTCTAGTACCATTTAAATTATCTATCGTATCATTAATGTCTCTTATTAATGTGGGGTCTGTATTGTTACAAGCATCTAGATTCATAAGCATAAGCTTAAGAGCTTGTATAATTCTGTCTATTGCTACTAATAGATTGGTTACAAATATAACTATTAAAGTTAATACAGCATTAATCTGATTTAACCTATTTATTGTTTTCTCTACGAATTTATTTATCTTTTCTTGAAGGGCATCAGAGATTATTAAGTTTATTCCTAGCGTCAAAAATGTTAAAGGAATAGGTAGAGACTTCAAGAACTTTATTATTATCTTAAATACCTTTAACAGTAAAACGGCTATTCTTATAATAGCTCTTGCAGTAGTTATGTATCCTAGTACTTTTCTTCCAATACTATTTATATTGTTAGCAGTCTTTAAAATTGATTTTAATAACGGTATTAATCTAGCAGGATTTATTATCTTTTCTACTCTTTTAATCTGCTCTTGAATACCAATATTAAATGTGCTATCTGCAAAGTTTATTAATGATGCAGGAGAATTTATACCTTGTATAGCTATACAAACATTTCTTGTTTTATCTATATAAGATATGATCTTTTGAACCTCTTCTGTAGGTATAGATCTTATGTTTGTATACTTGTTAAAATATCCTACGGCGTTATCTATAAAATTGTTTAAGACTGAAAGCTCAGGATAAGACTTTAATAATACCGGATTAGACCTTTCATCTGAAATGGTAGAAGTTATTTCTTGTAATGATATACTTACCTGAGTAACCAAGTCAGATAAACCAATCCTACTTTGTATATTGTTTGAATCAGTATAAGTAGTATAGTAATTGTCTATGAATATCTGAGTATCGTAAGCTGCTTTCTGCAAAGTCCATTTGGATCTTTCTACAACACTATCTGTAGGAGGTGGTTTTGTAGGATCAAAAGGTTGGCCACCAGGGATTTGTTGTAGTGCATAGTTAATGATATTACACAAATCAACTGAGGCTATAGTATCTACAACATATAAAAGACCATTATTTAGGGCTTGATTTACATCGCCTTTATTATTTGTTTTGTTTTTAAACTTCTTTCTTGGGTCTCCGTATATAATTTTATTTGTACTGTCTTGAGATTTTATAATAAAACTGGCTATGATACCAATGACTTTTTCTAGGCCTTTAGCCGTAGTAGTATTGATATTTAATTTATCTCCACCTAAGTTTACTATATTATCTCCAATCTTTTCCATTATCTTGTAAATGTGTTTTGAGATAAAATAGCTCTATTATCTATATATGCTTTTGAGTCTTGAGCTGCATTATATAGAATTTTACCTGCGTCTCTTATATATTCCATACTAGCACCTAAATCGCTTTCTGATGCTTGATTTAATAATTGCCCTGCAGTTAATATAGCATTAGTAAGAACATACAGTTGATCATTAAGTCTATTACCTAATACTACAGGTTCACCAAACTTTTTAGCATCAGGACCTAATTCTATTGTAGTAGAATACAACAGTATTTTTTCTGTTGCATCTAGATTGATTGTTTTTGGAGACGATAAAGATACGGCTTGTTTACCAAACAAGAATATAGCATCATTCTTAGAATGTAACATAACTCTATCTGATGATAGAATTATCTGATTACCTTTATATGGAAATTGAGGTGCGTACATTATCTAGGAATATTTTCGTCTTGGAATTGAGCAGACAGTATTTCGTCAGAGGTAGGTGTTTTCTGAACCTCTACAATATTCTGAGCTATAGGATCTATCTTGACGCCAAATGAAGACAAAGGAAAGTTGTTTATATCAGTCAAGTTTATCTCTTGTGTAGAGGTAAGATATATAGACGATCCATCTTTATTTATGTCTTCTACTATAGGATCAAATGGACTCCTAGTAATTCTTTTACCTTGTGAGTTAACTATAATCGTGATAGGATCTCCTTCAGTACCTGAATTAGACCAAGTATTTGAAGTCTTCATTGTAGTTATAGTACTACTAAATCTTATAGACTGTCCCCATCTAGGTTGTATGACAGTATCTCCTTCAAATGGTTTTAACGGCTTGACTGATTGTTTCTCAGACACTGCATAGCCTAAAGGAATAGATCCTGTTACTGCTAGACCATTATATTGAGCAGGTACTACTGTATCTTTTAAATAGTCTTTCCACTCTTCCATGTTTGGAAATGCACCGTGATTAGGATGATTCCACAAATCATATGGAGGAAAGTAGTATGACTTTTGCCTATCTGACCTGTCATTTAAACCTTCAGTAGGTCCTTTTAATATCAGGACTATCTCATTTATGAGAGGATACTGTTTTATAAAGCTAAATATGGGATAGGCTGGTTCAGATACTTCATTTGACTTTGATATTCCTAATGACGAATATAGTAGCTCATATTTAATAGATCCTATATCTGATGGATCATTGTAGTCTAAATCTACCTCTTTAGTACCACCTTTATAAGGACCCATAACAACAGACTTAACTCTACCTATCTGATAGTAGTAGCCAGCACCATTATTATTACCGCCAGTATATACGTCAAATAATCCCATTATGCGCTAGGTAGTTGTTTAGGATCTTTGATTTTAATATTTGATACCTCAGAGAAAAGCTGTTCTATGTCTTTTTCTGTCAATAGACCATTATCTTCAGCACCATCTTTTTTACTGTCTGCAGATTTCTGAAATAGAGACAATAGCTTCATTAAAACTTCATCATTTTTTAGGCTAGAATCAAAAAAGCCTTTTAATAAAGGCACAACAACTATAGCATCACCAGGAGTTTCAATCATATCAGCAAGCCTCATTATCTCTTGTTTTAATGTTGAGTCTTGATTTTTATGCTTGTTGTAAACCTCTTCTACTAAATCTCCGATTGTTTTTCCTTTGAATATTTCCTTATCTAATTCCATGACTTTTTAAAATAAATATTAATAGTCACTATTTTCTAAGTAGTTATCTAGAATCCTTTTGTATATTACTTTTAGCCTCTTAATTACTTTTGTAATAGTATTAGATTGAGCATCGGTCATTTCTTT